ACCTCGGCAGAAGAGGTTGGGCACGATTGGGATACAAACAAGGGCGAGCAGATGTTGAATGACGCTGTTGATCGTCTAGTTTCAGTCTCACCAAATAGCGAAACGGGTTGCTTGATTAACCTGGGTGATTTTTTCCATATCCAAGATACAACGAGCAGCACACCAGCCAGCAAGCACTTGCTCGATAGCGATGGACGTTGGGGCAGAACAATCAGGGCAGGATCGCACCTGATCAAACGAGTTGTGCTGCGGATGCTCGAAAAGCACAAGAAGGTCATGGTCGTAAACGCCCGAGGCAATCATGATCCAGACGCGAGCCTGTTCCTAAACACTGCCATACAAATGTACTTTGAGAACGACCCCAGGGTTGAGGTGCTTGATAACTTCAATAAATTTGTTTGGTTTCAGTTTGGCAAAAATCTGGTTGTCACGCACCACGGCGACAAGATAAACGCCAACCGATTGTATGAGGCAATCACTAAAAACCTTAGAAAAGAATTTGGCGAATCTGATCACGTTTACGCATACCTGGGCCACATCCATCATCGAGATTCTAAAGAGGTGGGCCACATGATCATCGAGCATTTCGGGGTGTTGCCTCCCAGCGATTCCTGGGCGAATGGTAGCGGGTTCGTCTCCGAGAGAACAATGACCTGCATTGTGTTGCACAAAGATTTTGGAGAAGAGGCACGACTTAAAGTAACTGCGGAGAGACTCAATGAAAGCACTAGCTAGACAAGTGGGGGGTGATCATTACCAGATGGCCATACAACCGGCAGAGTTTATTTTGGCCAACGACTTAGGTTTTGCTGAGGGGTGCGTTGTGAAGTACGTGACCCGATATAGGCGCAAAACAGGCTCGTCTCCCTTGCCAAACATCGAAGACTTGCGAAAGGCGGCTCACTACTTGGAGATGCTGATCGAACGAGAACTTAAAAACATGGAGGTGGAGACGGAAGATGAGCGATTGCAATCTCAAATTGATAGGGCTGAGTGTGACTGAAGAGTTACGCAAGAAGGCCGATGAGCTACTAGAGCGGTGGGCGAGAGAGTATGCGCTGGATAAAACCGGCGACTTTGCTGCGGTCAACATCCTCGATGGCAACTTTGCGCTGTCAGTTGCAGGCAAGCCAAACCCTTTGAAGCAAAAGGTAAACGCTAAAGAAACGCGACCACAACCTCATGCTCGCATCCCCGTGTATCGATCAACGGCGATGGACGAGATCATGGCTGCGATTAAGAAGGTCAACGCTGATTACTTCTATGCACTGAAAGAGTATTACCTCAGAGGAACTGTCAAGGCTGTTGCCAGAGAGTTGCATTGGTCAGAAACAAAGGCCAAGCAAGCCAAGGCAGCAGGGTTCGATATGGTGGTGCTCATGTTGGAAGAACGAGGGTATTAGATCGTAAGTTAATACGCGATTAGGTGTGGGGGGTAATCTGTGTTCGTACTCATATCCGCGTTTGAGGCTCGCCGTTTGTTTTATGAATAGCAAGTACGTTAGTTAAATTATCCTTGATACCTCCTTGATATCTCCTTGATACCTCCTTGATATAAACAAATCTCGCACTTGTCTGGACTTTGCCGGACAAAGCCCTTTGAGCAATGTCCTGTTAATACGCGATTAGGTAGGGGGGGTAATCTGTGTTTGTGCTCATATCCGCTTAGTACGCGATAGGGTAGGGGGGGTAAAATGAGAAAGAGTGCGGAGGACGCATGGGAGTCGAACCGTTCTCTAACCCCATGAATTTATTGAGCAAAAATATATAACAAAAGTTTTTATATACGTTCTATATACGCCAAAAAAGTCTTGTGCGGTCGCCCAAACAAGGGTATAAGTATCCATAATTGCAACACCTGACCCTTTAGGACCGCCTCTTGGCGGTTTTTTTATGCCCTGGATAAACTTCAAACGTGATGAATTTGCTTGCCAACACTGCGGCGAGAACGAGATCAGTGATGAAATCATTGATGTCATTCAAGCGATACGCACAGAAGTTGGCTATCCTCTTGTCGTTTCGAGCGGCTATCGGTGCAGTAAGCACCCTGTCGAGTCGGCGAAGTCTAAGCCTGGGACGGGGACGCACTGTCGGGGTGTTGCGGCAGATCTTGCTGTATCTCACCGCCAGGCTAAGGAAGTTCTTTCGGTTGCTTTGCGAATGGACGTTGGCGGCGTGGGCGTGCACCAAAAAGGCTCGGGCCGATTTGTACATATTGATGTTGACCCCGACCGTAAATCGCTTCTCTGGACCTATTGATGTTAGGTACCGTCCTCAAAATAGCTGGGCCTTTGGTTACCGGCTTTATGGAGAACAGGCAGAAGGTGTCGGCAGCGAAGGCAGACCTGAAGGTACAGAGATTGGCCAATGGTATACCAGGCTACAGCGACGAGTTTTTAATCTTTATATGGGCAGCGCCATTCGTGGCTTGCTTCGTGCCTGGCTTGCAAAACTACGCAAGAGAGGGCTTTGAATACCTGTCAAACCTACCAGATTGGTACGTTGGCGGCTTTGTGAGCATAACTTTTGCTGTCTTTGGCATAGACAAGCTATTTGCTTACAAGAAAAGTTAAAAAAGGGCTGCAATCCTCCACCCACTCCTCTCGCAGCTCTTTCCCCCATAACGGGGGTTTTATCAACAAACTGAGACAAATTATGAGACGGATACTGGTCAACCCCAGGCGGCGCGACTTTACACCCATGACATTTACGCAGGCGATCGACAGCGACATCCCATACGTCGTTGATTTTAGCGTCAGCGCCAGTGATCGTGGCACATCTGTGGCCTCAGTCAGTGCAGAATCCAAAGGCTCACGGGCCTTAACTATCACAACCCCTAGCGTCTCTAGTGGCGTGGCGACTTTCTACGTCAGCTCATCATCGAGCGGTCAAGGCGTAGTCAAGGTTACTGCGACCTACGCAGACGGCAAACAAGAAACCCAATACATGACGGTGATTGCAAACAATCCCGAGTACCGATCAACCAACTGAGGAGAAAACTGGTGGAGAACCAAATTAACCTTGATGAAATTAATGGCAGGCTGAATTTCTTGGCAGAGCAACGCAATGCTGCTCAGAACGAGAACGTCATCCTCGCCGGTCGTTTGGCGGCTGCTATGGCTAAGGTCGCTGAACTCAGCCCTGAATTTGAAGAAGTAGAAGAAGATGGGAACGACAGCAGCGAACAAGAATAGATCGGTTCGCAAAGAAGCGCTCAGAGAGCAGTTAAGCGCCCAGGGCCATGTTCAGCATGTCGTTGATATCTTGGATGAAATCAAGGATCTGCGGAAAGACCTAGACCAACAAGACTTGGCTCGCTACAAGGTTGTACTCGATACCAAGCTGAAGCTTATCTCTAAGTATCTGCCAGACCTGAAGTCTGTTGAACACACAGGCGATGAAGATGCCCCAATTGCAATCGCAGCCTACGAAATCAACTGGGAATAGCGTAAGCCTGCCCAAAGCCTTTAAGGAACTGGTCGAGCCGCACAGATATAAGATTTACTGGGGCGGTCGCGGTTCTGGTAAGAGCTGGGCCTTTGCTACTGCTTTGCTGCTTATTGGTGCTGGTACTAAGCCTAAACGCATACTTTGCGCCAGAGAGATCCAGAGAAGCATTAGGGACTCGGTTCACAACCTGTTGGCTGATCGCATCAAGGCATTGGGCCTGAGCCACTTCTACCAGATACAACAGAACGAGATCAGAGGCATCAACGGCACCCAGATCATTTTCTCTGGACTGTACGCAAACCCTGAGAGCTTGAAGTCTCTTGAGAGCATAGACATCTGCTGGATTGAGGAAGCATCGACGGTGAGTGAGAACTCATGGCGGCTGCTGATTCCAACGATTCGGAAAGAGGGCAGCGAGATATGGGCAAGCTTCAATCCTGCACTAAAGAGCGATCCTGTCTATCAGAGGTTTGTGATGAATAAGCCTGCGGATGATGCGGTGGTTAAGAAGGTTAGCTGGCGTGATAACCCTTGGGTCACGCAGCCACTCAAAGACGAGATGCAGCGCCTCAAGGACTACGATTACGAAGAGTATCTGCACGTTTATGAGGGCGAGCTGAAGCAGTTTGCTGATGGCGCTATCTACGCCAAGCAACTGAAGAAGGCCAGGGATGACGAGCGGATAACCTGGTTGCCAGTTGAATCTGCACCTGTTCACACGTTTTGGGACTTGGGCCGCAACGACACGACTGCGATTTGGTTTATGCAGCAGGTCGGCATGGCTTACAGGTTCATCGACTACTACGAGCACCGCCTGGTTGATCTGGATCATTACGCTAACGTGCTGCGTGACAAAGACTATCTGTACAGCACACATTACCTGCCTCATGACGCAGAGCACCGCGTGTTAGGTGCAGGCAACCGATCAAGGCGAGAGATACTAGAAGGCCTTGGCGTATCTCCTACCCACACAGTGCCAAGAATCGACAGTGTAGAGAACGGCATTGCGATGGTCAGGGACATGTTTAGCAAGTGCTGGTTTGACGCAGAGCGGTGCGAACAAGGGCTGAATGCCTTGGCAAACTATCAATATGTCTGGGACGAGCGTTACGACACGTTCCGACAAAACCCACTCCACAACTGGGCCAGTAACGGCGCTGATGCATTTCGCATGTTCGCGCAAGGTTACCAGGAAGAAGTTGCGGAGGTTGAATTGGACTTTTCATCAGAATGGTAAACAGATCACCAAAGAAAAAGCAGGCCATTATCGACGAGGCTATGGATCGCTTCGACACGGCATCTGACTCTTGGTCTTACTGCTACAACGACTCGCTAGAAGATATAGAGTTTGTCGATAGCGAGGACGGTCAGTGGGAAGACGCAGTGCGCCAGGCGCGTATCAATCGCCCATGCCTGACGTTTGACAAGCTATCCAGTGCCGTTGATCAGGTTGTTGGTCAGCAGTTGCAGATGTTACCTGGTGTGAAGGTACGTGGCGCAGAAGAGGGTGACAACGACGTTGCGGAGATCTACGAGGGACTGATTAGGCAGATCGAGCAGAGAGGTAACAAGGCTTACAAGACTGCATTCAAGTTCAGTGTAAAGGGTGGCTGGGGCGTTTGGATGATCGACCACGATTACCAAGACGATATCAGCATGAACCAGGACATCATCCTGCGTGAGATCAAGAACCCGTTTAGCGTGTTGTTTGATCCAATCATTCAGATACAAGACATGAAAGAGTGTCGGTATGCGTTCATGTTCGACGACATCGAAAAGGATGAGTTTGAGCGCATGTATCCCAAGGCCAAGACTGGCGTGGGTGAGGACTTCTACAGCACCGGCAACATGAAGACCTGGATCAACGAGGACACGATCCGAGTCGCAGACTATTTCCGCATCGTGATGGAAGAGCGCCGATTGGTGCAGCTATCAACGGGTGAGGTGGTTGATTACGCAGACATAGAGCCAATCATTGATGAGCTAAACTTCAAGGGCGTGACGATTACGAACGAGCGCATCGTTGAGGGTCGCAAGCTTGAACGGTTCAAGATCACCGGCTTGGAAGTGCTTGAAGAGTATGAGTGCGTTGGGCGTTATATTCCGCTGGTGCCTCTGCTTGGTAAGACCACCAACATCAACGGCAAGTTCTTGACTCGCGGGTTGGTTCGCAAGGCAAAAGACGCACAGCGGATGTACAACTACTCTCGATCAACTGCTATCGAGGTCACAGCGCTGCAACCTAAGCAACCGCTCATGGCT